AGCAACCATTTCATATCTGATGTACTTAATCTGTTTAGCTTCCTTAAAGAGCTGAGTTTATCATAGATATTATTTGCATAACTCCACATAATTTTAAAAGGTTAATTGTTAATGTTTTAATTGAAAAACAAGAAAGTCCGAAGGACTTTTTTGTACTAGTAGAATGTAGATATAGAATGTAGTACACCAGATAAAAAACCCGTTTTGAGGGTAGAGAAAAAACTATGGGTACTGAGAGTAGAGAAAAAACTCATTTTTGATAAAATAAAACCAGAATTGCTTCTGGTCTTATTTCTTATCCAAGTAAAAGATATATTTGAAATTTTTACTTTAAAATCTATCTGAATCGGTTATCTGTAGCAAATTACAACTTATAGAAATTAGAGGTCTTTAAATAGTTTTTAAGCAATTATTATTACCTCTTTTTCTATGATACAAAATTACGGAATAAAGAAGAATAAAAATCATAAATAGCTATATTTCTGCATATTGACTATTTAGGAGTATGCCAGATCTTTATTCTTTGGTAAAAGGTCTTAAGATCAACTTCTATTGTACTCAGGCAGCAATTAGTATTGCCTGTTATTGTTTTGACATCTAAGCCGATAATCCAATTATTTTATTATACTTTTGTATACCTAATGCTTCAACTTATGGCAACTTTCAAAAACATAATAATTAAAATTTCAATAATTATTTTTTTAATAGGAATTATCCTAGTCTTTGTGTTTTTTCAATCTATTGCAGAGTTTCTTTTTAATTCTGGAAATCCAAACGGTGAGTTTGTTAAAGTTATCTTGTCCGTTTTTGGTGGTCTTGGACTTTTTTACGGGTTATGGATCAATAGTCAAAGGATTAAAGCTCAAAATAAACAGAATGAATTAGTAGAAGGAAGAAATCAAGATCAGAAATCTTATGATGCAGATAAAAGATTTGGAGAAGCTATAGGTTATTTGGGGAGTGATAATACATCAATAGTTTTAGGTGGGATCTATTCTCTATACCAACTAGCTAAAGAAGACAAAAGATATAAGCCTATAGTAGCAGGATTGTTTACTAGCTATTTACAAGATAAATCTGAACAATTATACGAATTGACCGATAACGAAAAAACTGAACTTAGAAAAATGAACATTGCTCCAATAATTATTAGAACAATAGTTGATTTGTTATTTAATTCTGAAAAAGTTTTTACAGGCATAAAGCTAAACTTATCATCTGTATTATTTAAACACATTGTATTTAACGACGATGTATGTTATTGCAATTTCAATTATTGTGAATTTATCAATTGCACTTTTAATTCAAATCTCATTGATTGTTCATTTGAAATATCAGAAATTGCAAATTGCACATTTGGTAATAAGGAAAGTAAAATTCTGAAATGTAATTTTTGGGGTTCAAATATAAAGGATATTACTTTTAAAGGAGTCTTGATGAATAATGTGAATTTTGATCTTGTAAATTTTGACAAATCAAATTTCAAAATAACTCAATTAATTAATTGCAATTTTATTAGTGCTTTTTTTAGTAATAAGGCTTTATTCTCTGATATTAATTCATTTGAAGGTACAATGTTCACTAAAGATAGTAAGGATAAATTAACATTTAAAAACTGTAATAACCAAGAGAGAATAGTCTATTATTAAGAATTATGTTCCTTCTGATGGCATTTTTTACATATACTTTCTAGGTTATTAAAATCAAATGAAAGTTCCTTTCTTCTTAAAGGATCATCAGTACTTAAGAATGAAATAATATGATGAATATCTTCAGCTGGTGTAATAATACCCTTCTGTAAGCATTTTTCACAGAGAGGATTCTGCATCAACTTTATCAATCTCAGTTTTCTTCATCTTCTAGTAGCATATACAGCCTGTCTTTCTTCTCTTTTAATTGATTTATAGGCTGATTTTTTCTGTTTAACAATTGTTGGCATTCTCCAGATTTATTTGATGTTTATAAAGCTCTTTTTGATCTTGCTTTGTCTGATAGTTTATCATTTTAAACCTATAATCTATATACTCTAATATCTGTTCTTCATTCATAACAGAAAGTTCTTCCATTATTTTTAAAAGAGTATTGTGGAATACATCTTCTGATGTCTGACACATTGATAAAGTTGATTTATCTTTTACATACTTTAAAAGTAGTGACTCATAGTTCTTAGTTATGACTGATGATACTTTATCATCTAACTGGATATCCTTTTTCCCATATGATCTAATCTTAGGTGCATCCGATAATTTTGGATTAAGAATCTTATCAATATCATTCCTGTTTATATTTCATCAGGAACAAGCTTCTTCTATTCCATTATCATATATAAATTGAAGTAGAACTTCTTTATTCGGTTTTGTTTTCTTCATAGTATTCATCAAGTTTGTCTGTATTGTTTTTAAAAAAATCTTTAAGAATCATTCTGACTAATTTTGCTTTATTAATCTTTGATCATTTATGTAAAATATCAAGCTCTTGATCAAGCTCATTATCTAATCTTACTGTAATTCTGGTCTGCATTGAAGTAGGTTTCATAATTGATTTTTTTGGTTATTTGCAAAGTTACCAACTTCATAAGTAAAAATTTCATTATCAGTAAAATATGTTTAATTTTGAAATTGAGAATGATCCTAAACAAATTATTTAAAACTTCCGTATTATGAAACTTAAAGAATGGATTAAAACAAAGACTCCTTTTGACTATCTAATCTATGTGGTGCTTACTGTTTGTATAATTATGATAGTTACGTACTTTTTAAACTTTAACGGCAAACCTTCAAAAAAATTAGAAGATTGGAGTATGTTTGGAAATTACTTTGCTGCGGTATTTGGATTAATTGCTTTTCTTGGTGTTTTATATAACGCTAGGCAGTCTGAGATAAGAGCTAAGAAAGCTGAAGATGAAATGATAAAAAGAGAAGAAAGAGATCAGTTTTTTAAAATGTTAGATTTACATTATTTGAAAGGGAAAGAGTTAAATTTAAAAGGGGATAAAAAGTTATCTTTTTATTCAATTTCAGATTTTGCAGGTAATACTCTGATTAGCTATTGTGTAATCAAACGTTTTATAGAATATGAATTTGATTTATCCCGTTTTAATTCAAATGAAAGAACTTATGCGGAAAAATGCTATGATGACCTTAAGGACGAATTAAAATTAGTTGGTGAAGGATCTAATATGGATGAAAAACAATTATTATGTGATTCTTATACATCCAAAATAGAAAAACACTATATACTCCCTAAACTAACCTATATGAGTAGGTATTATTTTAATATGATAAAATCTAATATAACTAAGGAAGAAAAATATGAAGCTTATCAGTATTCCAGTATTTTAATATTAAAATTTTATAGAGATTATATTGAACCATATTACAATAATTTTAATTCTATTCTTGATACTGTCCCTAAATTCAAGCAAGATGAATTCTTTATGAAATTCTTACAATCTCAGCTATCAAGCAGTGAACAATCATTATTATTATACTATTATTTGGGACAAAATGTTTATGTTGATAGAATATCATCATTATTAAAATATAATATGTTAACACAAATATCAACTAGTCAATTTCATTTTTGTGAATCAGAAAGAGAAGTTAAATCAAACGTGAACAAACTGCTTAAAGAAAAATATTCTCATACTTTACATAAAATGTGTTCTGAAGAAAATTGACAGCCAATAATTTGGTTAAATATTGAAAATAAATAAAATACATTTTATGAGTAAATACAAAATACCAAATGATATAGAAAACGAAGCTCGTCTTTATATGGAAGAAGTAGTATCAATGCTTGAAGAAAGAGGTGTTATGGAGAATATTGATAATGCTGCTTTAACTATGTTAGCAAGAAACTATTCCACATTTATAAGAGCTTCTAAGCAAGTAGAAAAAGATGGAATGATGATTACCAACAATAAAGGTAATCTAGAAGCACATCCAATGATCAAAGTAGCTAAAGATGCACAAGTTCAAGCTATGAAAGTAATGGTTGAATTTGGTCTAACTGCTAAATCAAGAAAGAAGCTTCCAATGATGGAAAAGAAGGAAGAAGAATCTCCTTTAGAACAATTTGCCAGAAAGAAGAAAAGCAAAATAGAGACTAGATAATTATGAAGTATTATCAGTATGCTAAAGATGTGGTAAGTGGGGTAATAGTTGCTGGTGAAACAATTAAATTAGCTTGTCAGAGATTTCTAAATGATCTAAAAAGAAAAGATCTATTCTTTGATGAATCTGTAGTAGATAATGCAATAGAGTTTATTGGAACATTAAAGCACTTTACAGGAAAGCACTCAGGAAAACCATTTATATTAGAACCTTGACAGGAATGAATTGTAGCTAATATTCTTGGATTCTACTGGAAAGAAACAGGAACAAGAAGATTTACCAGCTCATACATTGAAGTTTCAAGAAAAAATGGCAAAACAGCACTTGCTGCTGCTTTATCTCTTTACTATTTGATTGCAGATGGAGAAGATGGAGCAGAAGTATTACTGGCTGCAAATTCAAAAGAACAGGCTAAAATCTGCTTTGGTATGTGTTCAAATTTTGCAAAAGGATTAGATCCTAAAGGGATTTATCTTACAACATATAGAGCAGATATTTTATTCAATCTTACAAAGAGCAATCTGAAAGTATTAGCAGCAGATGATACAAAACTAGATGGTTTTAATGCATCATTTGGGCTGCTTGATGAATATCACGCTGCACCTACATCTAAAGTAAAGGATGTTATCAAATCATCAATGGCAATGAGAGAGAATCCTCATTTATCAGTAATAACAACTGCTGGATTTAATAAAGATAACCCTTGTTACCAGTTAAGGACAGTGGCAATTGAAGTATTAAACGGATTGAAGACAGATGATGAAATGTTCATTGCTTTATACTCACTTGACATAGATGATGATTGAAAGAAGCCTAGAAACTGGATTAAATGCACTCCAAATCTTGGAGTAACAGTAAAACCTGATTTTATAAAAGGAGAAGTTCAAAGAGCTTTGAATAACCCATCTGATGAAGTTGGTGTAAGGACTAAAACATTAAACCAATGATGTGATAGTTCTACTGTATGGTTGTCAGAAAATCAAATTGTTAAATGCAGTCAAAGAATTGATTTAGAAAGCTTCAAGAATCAGAACTGTTACATTGGAGTTGACTTAGCAGCAACATCAGATTTAACTGCTGTTTCGTTTATGTTTGTTGATGATGAAGGAAAGCTTTATTTTAAAAATCATTATTACTTACCTGAATCTGCACTAATTGAAAAATCAGATAAAGAACTATATAAAAACTGAAGATTACAGGGTTTGTTAACTGTCACTTCTGGTAATGTGACTGATTACGATTACATAACAAAAGACATACTTGAATATTCAGAGAAAGTAAGTATACAGGGTATCTACTATGATAGCTATAACGCTACTCAATGAGCAATTTCTTGTACTGAACAAGGTTTACCATTAGAACCGTACAGCCAAACATTAGGGAATTTCAATAAACCAACTAGAGAACTGGAAAGATTAATTCTATCCAATAAAGCTGTAATTGATAATAATGAGATTACTAGATACTGTTTTAGAAATGTTGTTCTAAAATCGGATCATAACGGTAATGTCAAACCTATTAAACAAATTGATAAGAAGAAGATTGATGGAACAATTGCTATGCTTATGGCTTTAGGTGGTTATTTAACTAAACCTAGATATACTAATACAATATTAACAATATAAATTATGGAATTTAAGTTCTGAAAGAAGAAAAAACCAGTAGAAAAATTTGAAGAAAGAGGTGGCTTTTTTGAAGCCTTATCATACTCGAATGTAACAAACTACACTACAAATAAAGCTATGTTATTAAGTGCTGTTTATAGGTGTGTAGATGTAATAAGTGACGCTGTAGCCCAACTACCATTAGAACCCTATTTTATAGATAAACAAGGGTATAAAACAAAATTTACACAACATTCAACATATAACTTATTAAACTATGAGCCTAATCATCTAATGAGCAGGTTTACTTTTTTAAAAGCTCTTGTAGTAAGTGTATTATTAAAAGGCAATGGTTATGCTTTAATTGAAAGAGATAAATCTGGAAATGTAAAATCAATAAATTTCTTAGAAGCAGATTCAGTAACTCCAATATATGAGAATGGGAAGCTGTCTTATTGTATTTCAGGTAAAGAGTCTCTTGTTGAATCAATAAATATGATTCATATTTTAAATTTCAGTTATAATGGGGTGATTGGGATTTCTACTTTACAACATTCAAAATTAACACTTGGGTTAGCATTAGATTCTGAATCACACGCTTCTGGATTCTTTAAAGGTGGAGCTAATTTAGCTGGTATTTTAAAGGTTGATGGATCGTTAAACCCTAAGCAAAAAGCAGATTTAAAATCATCTTGACAGGCTTCATTCAGTACATCAAGTGGGACACCAAATGGTGTAGCAGTTCTTGAGGGAAATATGCAATTTCAACCTGTAACAGTAAGCCCATCAGATGCACAACTATTAGAAACAAGAGAATTTAATGTTATAGATATTTGTAGGTTTTTTGGAGTATCACCAGTAAAAGCTTTTGATCTCAGCAAATCCTCATACTCTACTGTAGAAGCAACTCAATTAGCTTTTCTAACAGATACTATAGCTCCTTTATTAGAGAAGATTGAACTAGAGTTTAAAAGGAAGCTTTATAAGCCTTCAGAAAGAGATTCTATTGATGTTAAGTTTAATTCAGCAGCTCTTTTAAAAGCAGATAAAACATCACAAGCTTCATTCTACAGTACAATGTTTCAAATTGGGGTTATTTCTCCAAATGAGATAAGGAAAGAACTTGATCTACCCGCATTACCAAATGGAGATCACACTTTTGTTCAGGTAAATACTATGACATTAGATAATGCAATCAATCCTAAAAAACCAATTGAAGATGGCACAAAAATTAAACCGCAATAGTGATGCAATACTTAATATCAAAGTAGTGGATAAAGATGGAAATCCGTTTAGAGTTAGAGATGTCAATGTTTTTAGTATTAAATTATTTACAACAGATCCAGCAGTAAATATTGAATGTATATATCTAGATTCTGTATATACAGGAATAATTGAAGGAGAAACAGCTGATAGTTTAATTCTAAACTCATCAGATATCAATAAACTGGAACAGGGAATTTTAAAATATATCTATCATATACAAGTAAACAATGAAGTATTTAATGATGGTATTTATAATGAAGTAATAGAAGGGAGTACAAACATCTATTTATTATAATTTATATGGAATATAATTTAAACATTACTTCAGACAATCAATTTAATGTAGGTCTTACAAAGTCAACTGAATATAATGTTGAATTAGAAAAACCATCTTTTAGTATTACATCTATAACAGCAGTTGTTAAGGCTGAATGAGGACAAATTACTGGAGATTTTTCTGAACAAGAAGATCTTAAAAACACATTAAATGAAATAGATCGAAGATTAGATATTTTAGAATCTAGATCATCAGATGTTTTGACTTATGAAAGCTATCTGGTATTTCCCAATATTGGATTAGAAAACACGCTTTATCTAGATGAAGAAAGTAATCAATCTTACAGATGAGATTCAGAGAATACTAAATATTATAAAATAAATGATTTGGAAGAAATTATTGAAATAAACGGAGGTACAGCTAATGGCAAATAAAACTCTAACAACAAAAATTATCAATAGAAATGATGTAAAAGCAAATTGATCATCAGTTAACCCAGTTCTATCTATTGGTGAAATCGGCATTGAAAAAGATACTAGAAAATTTAAAATTGGTGATGGAATTTCAGCTTGGAATACTTTAGAGTATGCTTCTGCAATTCCAGCAGTTATTAAAACTACTAATCCAGCAACTTCTGATAGTAGTTATGATGTAGGTACAACTTGGATAAATAATACCTTAAATCAAGCTTACATTATCTATGACAATACTCCTAATAATGCAGTTTGGAAAAGAATCATTACATCAGAAGATGTAAGTGGTGCTGGAGATATGCTAAAAACAACATTTGCTACAATTGATCCAGTTAATGGTTATGTAGACAAATCAAAGACTGCTGACAAACTAAAAACAGCAAAAACTATAAATGGTGTACCTTTTGATGGAACTGAAAATATCACAGTTACAGATTCTACCAAAGAACCAACAATAACACCTGATACTGTTTCAAAATTCTGGTCAGGTACAAAAACTTGAAGGGATTTAGCAACTGATGTTAGAGCTATTGTTTTAACTGGACTTTCAACAGCAACTAATGCTGTTATAACAGCAACAGATTCCTTACTTGTTGCATTAGGGAAACTACAGAAACAAATTTCAGATAACCTTGCAACCCTTAATTCACACACAAGTAATACATCAAATCCTCATAGTGTTACAAAAACACAAATAGGATTAGGTAATGTTGATAATACATCTGATGCTACAAAATCCGTTGCTTCAGCAGCAAAATTAACTACTGCTAGAACAATTGGTATCACAGGAGATGTTTCTGCAACAGGAGTTGCATTTGATGGAACTTCAAACATATCTCTATCAACAGTTTTAGCGAATGTTGTAACAGCCGGTACAGGGTGTAAATTAACTGTTAACTCAAAAGGATTAGTTACCGGGATTGCTCCATTATCTGCTAATGATATTCCGGTTATAACAGCAGATAAAATTTCAAATCTTGGTACTGCTGCAACTAAAAATGTTGGAACAAGTTCTGGTAATATTGTAATGGTAAATGCTTCTGGGAAAATTGATGATTCTCTTTTATCTTCTTTAGCAATTACAGATGTTTTTGAAGCTGCTTCTCAAACAGAAATGTTAGCATTAGCTGATGCAAATATTGGTGATGTTTGTATAAGAAGTGATATTAATAAAACCTTTATTTTAAAGGCTACTCCATATTCATCATTAGCAAACTGGAAAGAGCTAAAAACTCCAACTGATACGGTAATTTCTGTAAACGGTCAAACAGGAGCAATATCATTAACAACATCAAATATCTCAGAAGGTACTGG